GCGACGGCAGTAACCTCGGGCCTGGCAGACACACCCCAGCAAGACCGGGACCTCGGCCTCCCGCGGGAGCGGGTGGGCAAGCGGTTCGTCACGGCGTATCACCCGGAGCTGGCCCTCAAGATTTGCGAACGCCTCGCCAACGGGGAGACCCTCACCGCCATTTGCAAGCCGGGCGAGATGCCTGCGCGGAACACGGTTTACGGGTGGGCCCTCCGCTACCCGGCGTTCGACGAGGCGCTGCGGGCAGCCCGTGAGTTGCAGGCAGATAGCCTGTTCGACGAGGCGCTGGACCTCGCCCGCGCCGTCCGGGAGCCGGATGAGACGGGGGACGGGGGCCGCAAGGAGAAATCCGCGGCCAAGGTGCGGGCGTATGATGTGGCGATGAACCACCTGCGGTGGTCGGCCGGGCGCCTCAAGCCCAACACCTACAGCGAAAAGGCGGCGGTGAACGTGGCTGTCCCCATCCAGATCGTGACGCCGCTGAACCTCGGGCAGGCGGGCGCCACGGAGCTGGAACAGAAGGAGAACGTGTACGAGATCGAGGCGACGGTGGTGGAGGAGAGCCAAGGCGAGAGCCAGGACCCTGCGGAGCAGCCAGAGGCCCCGGAATACCGGCGCACCGCCGGGACGTTGGTGGAGAAACGCCCCCCTGGGGGCCAGAAGCGCAAAGGCAAGGTGCGGTGGGTTAGAAAGGGGTACGAGTAATGACGACGATTGCGTACAAAGATGGGGTGATGGCCGCAGACAGCGGGGTATGGGATAATGGTCGGCTGGTGACGGAGGCGGTGAAAATCATCCGGCTGCGGAGTGGCGGATTGTTCGGGGCCGCGGGGGATAGCGATCACCGCGGAATTGTTAAGCTGGTTGGGGGAATCCGTTCCCCAGCCCGCTTGCCCTCGAAGAAGGATTTGGAAGAAACCAGAGAAGAGGTGAACGCGATCTTGGTATTGCCGGGTGGCGAGGTCTTCGCTGTTTTCAATGCCTTGGAGGGGATGTCGGGTAACCACAGCGAGTGGCGCGGGGGTATCGAGTGCATCCACGAGGGCATGTACGCCGTCGGCTCGGGCGGAGATATTGCCATGGGGGCTTTGGCCGTCGGGGCTTCCCTGGTGGAGGCGGTCTGGGCTGCTTGCCGTTACGATTGCTACACGCGGCCGCCGGTCCGTTCGGTAGGTTTGCATGAGTCTGAGGAGGATGAAGAGTGAGCGGGCGCCGCGGCAGCAACCCCAAGCCGTTGCGGGTGCTCCGCCACCAGTTCGTCCGGCGCTTGGAGCGGGCGATGCAGGCCCTCCGCCGGGGCAAGGGCATTGCCAAGGACCTCCGCCCCTTCGCTATGGAGCGACTGACGGAGGAGCGGAACTGGGAGAAGGCCAACAAATGAGGGTGACTTACGAGGGCAGCCGCGTTACACTTCTGGCCGAGCGGGACGATGACCCCGGCAGCACCGCCCTCGTGATACGCTCGTTGCAGGCCGGGAACCCGCTGCGGCCCACGATTCTCGTGGGAGGCCCGCGGGAGTGGGTGGAAACACTGATGGAGTTGCTCGATGGCAGGTAAGCCGAAGTCCTTCCCCAAACCGAAACCCAAGCCTGAACCGCCGAAGAAGGTTCGGCTGAACAAATACGGGCTGCCGGAAGGGTCGGAGTTGTATCCTGATGAACGCTCGCTCAAGCAGAGTCCCAACCCCTTCCGCCGGATCACGGAGTAGGCGGTGGCCGAGCGCCCCCAGAACCCGTTTGACTTGGACCACGGCGGGGAGATCATCCCCTTCCGCCGCCGGGGCGGCGTCGCCTTCCGCCGGTCGGGGCCGGCTGGGCAGTCGGAGATTATTACTCCTGCGGATGTTGCTAATCGTCAGGAGGGTATGCGGGTATTTTCCCCGACCAGGGACCCGACGAAATATCCGCCTACTAAAACGTCGATTAAACAGGACCAGCGTTTATTTCGAGCCGGGCAGGCCTCTAAACGATTAAAAAAGCTCATGGAAGAGGGGCCTAAAGAGATTACTAAAGCAGCAGAAAAAGGAAAGCAGGAAGTGCTGTCTTCTCAGTACCGAGAGATGGATAAGGCTGCAAAACAACGAAGCCAAGAGGCTTTGGCAAGGAACCAAGCCGAAGCCAACGCCCAAGCCATCGTCAAACACCTCAACGGCCCGCGGCCTACGCGCTCCTCCCTGGACCCCGCCATGCAAGAGTTCGGCAAGACTGGTTTCCGCCTCGGCCCCGCCCAGGTGGATCGCCCCGGCGAAGGCCCCCGCGTGGTCCAGCAAGTCTGGACCCCCGGCCGGGCCCGCACCATCACTCAGAGCCTTGACAGCGGCCACGTCGCCCAGATCGCCGTCAACCCCACCACCGGCCAAGCCGAGGTCCTCGCCAAGGCGATGGACTTCCGCCTGCCCAACGCCACCACCTACGTCCAGATGCGTTTCAGCTCCTACCGGGAGGCCCTGGACTTCGTGCGGACGCAGTACCGCATGTCCTACGGCCAGCCTCAGTACCCTTGGTCACGGGATTTGGAGGCCCTTGGCGGCGAAGTGATCCGCTGATGTCACTTACCCACAAGACCGAGTTCTCGCCCAACCTCACACAGCGAGCCTTCATTGAGAGCCGCGCTCGGGCCGATCTCATGTCCAGCCGCATGGGTGAGGGCAAGACGGCGGGCCTTTGCTGGGCCGCGTTCTACCACACCAAGCACAACCCCGGAGCGACCTGGGCCCTCATCCGCGACACCTGGGAGAACATGCAGGCAACCACGATGAAGGAGTTTTTCAAGTGGTTCCCTCCGGGCGTGTACGGGACCTTCCACGCGACGAAGAAGACCTTCACCTGGGCCGAGGGCGTGGCGAAGGGTGAGGTGTGCTTCCTGGGGCTCGACGACCCCGCCGACGCCACCAAGCTCCAATCCCGCGAGCTGGCGGGCTTCGGGATGGACGAGCCCGCCCCCGCCGTGACCTCCGGTGGCATCGACGAGCTGGTGTTCGACATCGCCCTCACCCGCCTGCGGGCGCCGGGGATGAAGTGGTACGCAGCTAAGTTGGCCGAGAACAACCCGGACGAGACGCACTGGACTTACCGCCGGTTCGTGGACCCCGGCAGCGAGGGGTTCCGGGTGTGGCAGCCCGACGCCCCCGAGAATGAGCGCAACCTGCCCCCGGACTACTACGCCAACATGCGCCGCAGCCTCTCGCACCGGCCGGACCTCGTGCGCCGGTTCGTGGAGGGTGCCTTCGGCTTCCAGCAAAGCGGCCGGGCGGTGACGCCCCAGTGGAGTGACAAGCGCCACCTCGCCGTGGGCCTCGCCCCGATGCCGCGGCAGGAGTTGGTTCTGCTCTGGGACTTCGGCCACAACCCCACCTGCATCGTGACGCAGCGAACGCCCCTCGGGCATTGGCTGATTCTGGATGCGGTGGTGGGGGAGGACATGGGGGTGGAGGAGCTGATCGCACAGGCGGTGAAGCCGCTGCTGGTGGATCGGTATGCCCCCCTCAAGTGCTCCTGGCGCCACACTGGCGACCCCCAAGGCAAGCAGCGGGAGCAGACTTCCATCCGCCGCAGCGCCGTCGCGCTGATCCGGGCGGAGTTGGGCGGGGCATGGCGTCCCGGCCCGGTGTCAATCCCCGAGCGGCTGGAGCCGCTGCGGGCGGTGCTGACGCGCTCCATCGGGGACAAGGGGCTGGTCCAGGTGGACCGCGCGCGGGCGGCGGCGGTTTGGCACGCCCTCCGCGGTGGCTGGCACTTCCCCGTGGCCCGCACCGGGCTGGTGGGTGGGCAGCCGGTCAAGAACATTCACTCGCACCCTGGCGATGCCATGGGGTATGGCGCGGCCATGCTGTTCCCCGTAGGCAGGCTCCAGCGGCCCGCCGAGGGCACGGGGCCGCAGCAGGGTGCCGGGTATTTCGGTGGGGGACCGGCAGCGGAGGCTCCGCTGGGCTTCGAGAAGCCCGGCAAGCAGGTGCCGCAGCACGGCGCACCCATGCGCTTGCCAGGGTAAGGGGCTTGTGATAGCATGGCCGGGAAATTGGCCTACAAGGGATTGATCCATGGCAGACGTTGACGCCCTCCGCGAAGTTTCCAACGCCCGGACGGTGAAGATCACCTGGGAGACCCTGACCACGACAAACCGGACAGGCGAGGCGGTCCAAGCAGGCCGCTGGGCTGACAAGACCGTGCAGGCGGTCGGGACGTTCGGCGCCTCGGCTGCCGTGACGATGCAGGGGTCGAATGATGGTGGGGATACTTGGGGGACACTCCATGATCCGCAGGGTTCCGCCGTGACCATCAACTCCTCGGGGGTGCTGGTGGTGATCGCGGAGAGCCCGGAGCTGATCCGGCCGAGCCTCGCCAACGGCGACGGCAGCACGGATGTGGACGTGATTATCGTCTGCGTGGAACGGGGAGTTTAAGCCATGAGTGACGG